AAGTACAGCTTTAGGAATTTTGTGGTTTGATAACCATATACTTGAGAAACAATCCCAAACTCTGTCTATTTCCACACTAGAATTTAGACGTCTGCGCAAAATCTGAACATCCTTGTATATCGCTTCCAAAACCATTGCTCCACTCCAAGGAGTATTACTCCAGGGTTTTCGTTGCATAATACCTGGTAACACGCGTGCTGGATAACCATAAGCCCTCATCATCAAAGAAAGTCCGCAAAAACTCATTCTTCCCATACATTATTGAAAATTTACCAGGACTAGAATCAATATTCATTTCACAGTAAACTTCATACATAGCCTTAAGTGCACTGACACTTTTAGCGAACATACTGGTATCATCTCCTTTCTTCCAACTTTTTATTCCTGTTATACCTGTTTGTTCTTTCAACTTAACTTTATTTTCAGCTATATCGGACACAACTTTATTCCAACAACTACCATAAACGGCGGTTAAACCTAAACCACTCATTAAATTATTGATAACAGCAAGTACAATTTCAGGACTAGGACCTTTTTCATCAACGACAAGACCTTCGCGAGCGATCAACTCAGAGTTATCAAAACTATCGTGAATACTAGAACATATTCTATCATACTCAGGCAAGTTGTCTGGATCTACATTAAGCCGACCTATTTCAGATATAACATCATCTATATCTTGCAATTCATATGTTTTAGGTTGGTGATCAAAACTAGCAAAATCAAAAGGCATACCATAATAACTTTTGCAGTACTGTAGAAACTCTCTGTGTCTATTGATCTGCTCATTAGGACTTTCGCCACTGACTATTGATTCGACATTCTTATCAAAATTTGAAGAGCAATAATACTTATAAGCCATTTTCAGATAAGTAAAGAAATCAGAACTAACAGCCAGTCGAACTTTCCCTAACTCTTGTTTTATTAGTACAAAGTTTGTCTGACTATCACTAGCCATACATAGTTTGTACAATTCTTCATCTGTATACACATCTATGACCATGTTCTTCCTACATTTAATACGAATTTTCTTGTCATCCAACATTATCTCATAATGACCTATTGATGAAGAACCTGCTGTAATCCACAATTTACTCTTGATATATTCTAAGAATGTCATTCGGGTATTCCACTTTCTGGGTAATCGAAACAAACTTTTACGTACTTGTTGTTTAAAAGCAACTCTATCTTCAGACCATTTGTGTACGTAATTATTATTAGCTAGAGCCTCAACTTCTTTCTTTAGATTAAATCCTGGAAAAGGCAATGAACGATAACCTGATAAACAATTATTTTCTACGTAATATGTCCAGTTCTCAAAATTAGGTGCGGCAGTTTTAATTATATCACTTGCTATTTTAAAACAGTTTGACATGTGATCAACGTCATCACTGAAAACGCCTAGACTATTCCATCTGGTCCACCATTCATCGCCGAATAAATATCCAGCTAATAATATATTGCACACTGTGATGTAATCTAGTTTAGATCCAGATAGTAGACGCAGCAAAGTTAATTTATTGTATTTTTTGAGCAATTTATATATATCGGTATATCTACTTCGCCGGATAGCTAGATCGTTCTTAGTTCTTG